ATGGCCCTCTGCGTCGAACTCAATCAAGCCGGCCAGCTTCAGCTGGTCGCTACTCAACCCGCCGACCTGACCGCCTGTTCCCTGGTTGTCATGTCTGGCTCTGAATTCGTCAGTGCCCAGGCTAGTCCCTGGAATCTGACCCCGGAGCAAGGTTCTCAGATCGGGGGCGCAATCCTCGTTCTGTGGGCTCTCGCGTGGGTGTTCCGCATTCTTGCCGGAATGCTCAATTCTTCTCACCAACCCGAAAAGGAGTCTCAACCATGAAAAAGAAGCTCGTTGCTCTGTCCGCTCTCGCCGGTTCCCTGCTGTCCGTCGGTTCCGCTCACGCCGCCGTCGATGTGACCGCCGTTACCACTGAAATTTCCGGCGCTGCTGCTCCCATTGCCGCCATCGGTGGTGCTGTGCTGGTGATCCTGGTCACCGCCGCTGTTTACAAGTGGGTTCGTCGCGCACTGTAACAGCAAGGGGGGGAGGTATGCCGGGAGCGCAACGCGCCCCGGCTGCCTCCCCCCCGCTTCGTTTACTGGAGGTCGGACCATGGGTCTATGGGTATTAATCGCAATCCTGGGGGCGGCATGGATCATCTTCGCGCCCTAGTCGTTTTCCTCCTGGCCATGGCCGCCAGTCTGCCGGCCTTTGCTGCCACCAAGAATTACAACAGCTATGACAATGCCGAAAAGGCTTGCTATGCCCAGCGCGCCGGGGATACCGGTTACGGTTGTCGCAATCAGGGATCGTCTGTGGTTCTTCAGCGGAATGAGGGGGTCTATGGTTGGACCACTATTAAGGCCACCTTTACCTATGAGGCAGACGGCAGTTGCTCTCCCCAGGACACCGCCCCCGATGGGCAATGTATTCCACGATGCAAGTCGGCCTCCCACCTAAACGCCGACAAAACCGCCTGCGTCCCTGATTGCCCCCTTCGTCAGTCCAAAGATTCCTCTGGCGCCTGTGTTGCAGATACCCCGCCCACTGCCGGTTCCGCCGTTCCCAGCAATGCTGATAACGGTCGCCCTGGTGAGTTGGGCAGCGACAACAGCGGCGTAACGTCTAATCAGAATTTGCCCGGCGGCACCGGTTGCGTGGGTGGGTGGGAATTCACCTATGACGGCGCCGTTTGCACTCCGCCCGATGGCACCGGGAATTACAACTGCATCAATTACGGCTCCCGCTATACGGGCAATACCTGCGAGTCCGAAGAAATAACCCCGCCCGCCGGTTCTGCCACTCAATGCCTTTCCCCTGCTGTTCCCAATGGCTCTAGCTGCTCTTGCCCGGCTGGCTACACTGCCGGCTCCATTACGGTGGGAACCTCAACACAAGTCACTTGCTCCCCTTCTACCGGCACAGGTACCGGCACTGGTGGCACAGGTACGGGCACTGGCGGTACCGGCACTGGCACAGGTGGTACGGGTACTGGTGGAACTGGAACCGGAACTGACAACGGCGGGGGCGGTACTGATCCGGGCACTGGTGGTACTGGCACTGGCGGCACTGGTACTGGCACTGGTACGGACCCCGGCACCGGCAGTTACAACTCCGTCGATTGCGGCGTTCCTCCCATCTGTAGCGGCGACGCCGTGCAATGCGGCATTTCCCTTGAAGCGTGGCGCACTCATTGCAAGCTCGGTTGTTAATCAGCGTGCAAAACTGACCAGGCAACCGGGGATTTCAGCGTTGAATTTTGACCACCCTGGTTGAGTGATGATTCCGGCTTTTTTGGCTGGAGCAACCTGGAGTGATCAGCATGGAAAGTTTTGCCAAGCTGCGTCGGCGTCACCTGGTGAAGGGGGAGTCGATCAGCGCCATCGCCCGCGACCTGAATCTGTCGCGCAATACCGTGAAGAAATACCTGAAGGCGGATGTGGGGCCGGCTTATCGTCGGCAACAGCAGCCCTGTCCGAAGCTGGGGGCCTTTGCCGAGCAACTGGAGCGCTGGCTCGTACAAGATGGGCTGCGCCCCAAGCGGGAACGGCGCAGTGCCAAGCGGCTCTTTGAGGACCTGCAGCAGGCGGGCTATGCCGGGGCCTATGACAGCGTTCAGCGCTTCGTGAAACAGTGGAAGGGCGCCTCTCCAGGAGGAGGAACAGAGGCCTTCATCCCGCTGGCCTTTCCCCCGGGCGAGACCTGCCAGTTTGACTGGAGTCACGAACAGGTGGAGTTGGGGGGGGTCGTCCAGACCGTAAAGCTGGCCCATTTCCGGCTTTGCTACAGTCGGCAGATGTTCCTGGTGGCCTACCCCCGGGAAACCCAGGAAATGGTGCTGGATGCCCACAACCGAGCCTTTGCCTTCTTTGGCGGGGTGCCGGAGCGCATGGTCTACGATAATCCCAAGACCATCGTGCAGACGGTCCTGGTAGGGAAGGCACGGGAGTTTCATCCGCGCTTTCTGGCGCTCGCCAATCACTACCTGTTTGAGCCGGTGGCCTGTACGCCCGCTTCAGGGTGGGAGAAGGGGCAAGTAGAGAATCAGGTGGGCAATGTCCGGGAATGGTGTTTCACCCCCCGTCCGGCCTTTGCTGACCTGGCTGCCCTCAATGTCTGGCTGGAGGCCCGGTGCCGGGAGTTGGCCGAGCGGCCCCACCCGGTGGAGAAGGAACGCAGCATCGCCCAGATGTTTGCGGAGGAACAGCCTCGATTACGGGTCATCACCGCGCTCTTTGATGGCTACTTCGAGCAGCCTTGCCGGGTTTCTTCCACCTGCCTGGTGGCCTATGACCGGAACCGCTACAGCGTCCCGGCTGAATTTGCGGGGCAGCGGGTGTCACTACGGGCCTGGGCCGACCGGATCGGCGTGGTGGTGGATGGGAGGGTCGTGGCGGAACATGCCCGCTGTTTCAGTCGGGAGCGGCTGCTGCTTGATCCTTGGCACTACCTGTCGGTCCTGGAGAAGAAGCCGGGAGCCCTGCGCCATGGAGCACCCTTCCAGCACTGGGCATTACCCGCTCCCCTTGCCGCAGTGAAAGCCCGGCTCATGCAAACCCCCCAGGGGGATCGGGCCTTTGTGGAGATTCTGCTGGCGCTGCAGGAGCATGGCATGGAACGGGTCAGTGTGGCCTGTGAGCTGGCGCTGGAACACCGCACCGTCACTGCCCCGGTGATTCTCAACCATGTGCACCGACTCGCCAGCCCCGTACGACCGGTGAGCCAGGTACCGACCACCCTGACCCTTCAGACGGCGCCAGCGGCCAACTGCCAGCGTTACGACGCCCTGCTGGAGGTGCCGCATGCTCGCTGAACTCACCCAGACCCTGAAAGCCCTGCACCTGTACGGCATGGCAACGGCGCTCTCTGAACTCCAGGCTGAGCGTCCCCGTCACGCCCCCAGTCCGGAAATCTGGCTCAAGCGGCTCATCGAAGCGGAGCAGGTGGATCGCCAGACCCGCTCGCTCAAGTATCAGCTGCGGGTGGCCAAGTTCCCCCTGCATCGGGACTTTACCGGCTTTGACTGGCGGGAAACCGCCCTACAGGAAGCCCAGGTTCAGCAACTGGCCACGGGGGCCTTCATGGATAGTGCCCACAACCTCATCCTGGTGGGCGGGACGGGGACAGGCAAGACCCACTGCGCCATTGCCTTGGGGGTGGCTGCCATCCACGCGGGCAAGCGGGTGCGCTTTTACAACGTGGTGGATCTGGTCAATCAACTGGAGCGGGAGAAGGCCCAAGGCCGTTCCGGCCACCTGGCACGGCACCTGACCCAGATGGATGCGGTCATCCTCGATGAACTGGGCTACCTCCCCTTCCCGGAGGCCGGGGGCGCCTTGCTCTTCCACCTGATCAGCCAGCTTTACGAACGGACCAGCCTCATCGTCACCACCAATCTAGCCTTCAGCGAATGGGTTCAGATCTTTGGTGATGCCAAGATGACCACCGCCCTCCTGGACCGTCTCACCCATCACTGCGACATCCTCGAAACCGGTAACGATTCCTACCGTTTCAAGCACCGCAATACCCCCCGCTGACCTGGTCAAAATTCAACGCTGACAGGTGGTCAAAATTGCGCGCTGATTGACAAGCTCGGTGAAATCCACCAGAAGGGGGCGTACGACGCCCTAATGGATGGCGCTGTTCCCGGTGGTTCGGCTGCGGACATTGCAGCTGGTAATAAGGCGCTTAATAAGGACGGCCTTCTGGATTGGGACGTTCTCGATAGTTTTCAAAAGCATCGTCAGGCCTATTTCAATTACGCCTCTGCTTGTCCCGGTTTGCAAACCATCCAGGTTTTCTCCCAGTCCATAACGCTGGATTCCGGTGCTGTGTGTGAGTTCGGGCGCTTCATCCGTCTGATTCTCCACCTCTGTGCCTACCTGATCGTGATCCGCATCATTCAAAGGACGATGACGTAATGCCTATTCCCGTCGCTCTCGCCGGTATCGGCGCCTCGTTTGCTGGTGGCCTAGTCGCCGGCCTTGTCCAGTTCTTCGCCACTCGGGCCGGAACCATTCTCGCCGGCCTCGGTTTGACCATCATCGGCGTGAAAAGCTTTGAGGCTTTTCTCGGCTTTGTCGTGTCCGACATTCAGTTGATCGTGTCTAGTTTGCCGTCTGGTGGCGGCGGTAGCGGTTCTAACCTGGGCGCCTTGGCTATTCAGGTCGCCGCCTATGTCGGTCTTTTTGACGCGGTGAACATCATTCTGAGTGGTTACATGGCAGCTGGTTCGCTGCTTGGCATGAAGATTATTTACGGGCGGGTCAAGTGATTACCCTTTTGACCGGTTTGCCCGGTGGTGGCAAAACCCTTCGCGTTTTGCAGATCGTTGAGGAACTATGCCGCAAAGACAACCGGCCCCTCTTCGTGATGGGCGTTCCGCTTACTGAGGATTTTCCCTATCCCTGGCAAGCCGTTCCGCCCGTTGTGCAATGGACTGAAAAGTGCCCGTCACCTGAGGATGAATCTGTTCTTGTGCCGTGTTTTACGTTCCCCGTTGGTGCCGTCATTTTGTTGGATGAAGCGCAAAAGGTGTTTCGGCCTCGGTCGTCTTCATCTGCTGTGCCTGACCACGTGGCTGCATTTGAGACTCACCGGCATGAAGGTATAGATTTTTTTCTGGTAACGCAGCATCCCATGCTGCTTGATTCCAACATTCGCCGCCTGACGAACCGTCACATCCATATGGTCCGCGTCTTCGGTGCCCAGGCTGCGAATATCCACGAATGGACCCAGGTTAAAAACGATCCGGAGAACATCCGCGCCAACAGCCAGCAAAAGCCCTGGCTGTTCCCGAAGCATATCTACAAGTGGTACAAAAGCGCCGAGGCTCACACGGTTAAATTCCGCCCTCCGCTTCGCGCCATTTTGCTTATTCTCGGCCCTGTGGCGCTCTTGGTGCTGGTCTGGATTGCGGTGACATGGTTTCAGCGCAAGGCCGATCCCAAGCCTACCCAGGCGCCCGCTGCTGCTTCTTCGCCGTCCGCTGCTGAACCGTCCCCCTCCAAGCCCTCGGATTGGTTCGCTGCCCGTTCTCCCCGCCTTCCTGGCCTGCCGCATACGGCCCCTGCTTATGATCAAGTCACGACCCCGGTAAAGGCCCCGGCTCCGGTGGGTTGTGCCGTCCTCGCTGATTCGTGCCGCTGTTGGTCGGACCAAGGCACTGTTTTGAGCGTTTCTTCTGACTTATGCGCTGGCATTGCCCGTACTGGCTACTTCCGAGATTTTGACGACAGCCCCCACAAAGAGGTCCGCCGATGATTCGCGCCCTGTTCTTGCTCCTGCTCATGCCCTTGGCCTGGGCCGATAACGTGTCACTGCGGTTTGATTCTGTGCGTGTGGATGCCCTGGCTAAATCCATGTTCTCCGAGGTGATCCAGCGGCCCTATGTGATCGAGGACGGCATCGGTAAAAAAACGGTGTCGGTCCAGCTCCAGGATGTGCCGCGTTCGTCCGTGGCCCTGACCCTGGCCCGCGTCCTGGAGGCGTCGGACATTGAAGTGCGCGAGGATTCCGGGATCTATTTCATCGGTCCGCGCCGGTCTGACGAACTGGTGATTTACCGGCCCCGGTATCGTCCCGTTGCGGATCTGCTCGAACTGGTTAGGCAGGCGTTCCCGTCCGCCTCGTTGATGACGGGTCATTCTGTGGGCGTGACGACGGAAACCCAGGATTCTGAGCCCGTCAATGGTGGGGAGGCCGTCAAACCCATCACCCGCCCCCAGGCCACGACGAAGGCCGGCGGCCTGGGTGTCCTGGTGTTGCGTCTGCCCCCGGCCCAGGCCCGCGCCGCCCGGGAGTTGTTCCCCCTGGTGGATACCCCGGCGCAGCAGCTGTACATCCGCGCCGTGGCCTATGACGTTTCCACCGACAAGGCCACCGGCACCAGTGTTGATCTGGCGCTCTCCCTGGTCGGCGGCAAGCTCGGTCTGCAACTCTCCGGCGGCGTCCTGGCCAAGTCTGCCCAGGCCGTGACCTTCAAAAATGCCACGGTGGATGCCGTGGCTAAGGTGCTGGATTCAGACTCGCGGTTCCGCACCATGTCCCGGCCCGCCGTGCGTGTCCGCTCAGGCGGCCATGCCCGCTTCTCCGTGGGCCAGGAAGTGCCGACCCTGGGCGGTGTGACAACGAACGTCGGCGGCGCTACCCAGGCCATTGTCTACCGGTCTGCCGGCGTGATTTTCGACGTCACGCCAGAGGTGCGGGATGGTGGTGTTGATCTGGAGATAAAGCAGACCATTAGCAGCTTCCAGACCACTGAGACTTCCCAGCTCAACAGCCCGACGCTGAACAAGCGCGAGCTGGAGACTGCCTTGACGGTTCGGCCCGGTGATGTGGTTGTGCTCGCCGGCCTGGATAGTGAAGAGGAAACCGGCGGCGGCCGTTCCTTCTTCGGCATCCCGCTAGGCCGGTCCCAGGCCGACACCAAGCGTCAAACCCTGCTATTGCTGGAAGTGCAGGCGCTCTAACGGAATAAACCTCTCCGTTAGGCGTACTCGAACGCCGCCACGCTCCCGAAAAGCCCCTCCACGGTGCCGAATAGCACCAGTTGGCGGGGCTTTTTCCCCTCCAGCTTCTTCGTTGCAAAGAAGCCCCGCATCCAGCCCCCCAGGCTGGCCCGCACCGATACGGCCACATCCCGCACGAAACAAGCCACAGCCGCGAAGTCAAAGGCGCCTTGGCGCTCTTTGAACTCCTGGCCTTGCTCGTATCGGCGGGAGAGCATGGCTTATTCCTTCCCGGTGGCTTTGGCGATGGCGGCGCGGGCGATGCGCTGGAATGTCTCGGAGTCCGTGATGAACTCCTCCATGTCGCCTACTTTCCGGTAGCCCTTAGCTATGTATTCAAGAGCCTCCAGCAGTTGATCCCGTTGCAGTCGATATTCCTCACGTTGCTCCATCATGTTGTCTCGGTCTTGCTCTAACAGATTGATGTATTCGCTGTGGTCCATGGTTTTTCCTCCTACCTTTCCTAGATTCAGTCCCGCGCGTTAGATTTCTGCGCTCTGGACCTGCTGTGGTGCTTGTTCCTTCCCCTCCTGAGTTCTTGCCCGCACTTGTTGCCCGGACCCATAGGGGGCGCTTGCGCTCCCGCCTTCCTTTCATGGGAAGCAAGGGGGCATGACAGAGGCCGAAAAATGGGTTCATCGTTTTTCGGACGGTCCCGCTCGCGGGACTGGCGTGACACGTTGCCGCCCTTCTAATTTTGGTAGGGCCTAGGGCAAGAAATCTGGAGGGGATGGGCGGACAGGTGGTTCGGTGTGCAGCCATCGGGGCAAGGCCCCGCTAACTGCCCCGCAGGGGCCTCCCGCGACAGCGGGGCGTAGGTCTAGATGGGGGAGGGGGTCACCCTCATTTGCCCGCTCAAAAAATGCGGTTAGAATCCTCCGGCCCTTCGTGAGGTGACAGTTACACCTCACGAACGCGAAATAGATTTCGCTTTTTTTCGCCCCCGATTTCTCCAAAAAAACTAGAAACCATGCCTGAATGGTCCCTTGGTCTTTGCAACCTGTATTACCGCCTGAGATTGGAAGGCCGTGTCGGCTGTGGGCCGCGCCGATACTGGTATCGGCAGATAGAGAAAGAAAAAGCCCGGCTGTTGTTGGCCGGGCTGGATGGTGAGGAAGTGCGCTTGATTTGTCGCTGGCTGGCTAACCCTGCAAACTCAAGGGCCGAAAGAGCATGGCGCGGATATTCCGCACAACTTCGGCTGCCGTTTTAATGAGCCACGATTTTACATAATACAAACTGGCCGTACCCCTCAAAGAAGGGTAGGGGAGGACACCACCGATGCGCCGGTAGGTGACTGAGACCGCGCAGCATCCCCGGTTATAGAGATGCGTCACTGCGCGACGCTATCTATATCTCCGTTTTGGCATATTTGTCAACGTCACCGCGACAAAAAGTGGCTTGGCTGCTACCGTTCTGTGTACGTTAAAACACAATTCCCTTGTCCCTATGCCTGCCACCTACTCTCCACCGTACGAAAGCCCGATCGAAGATTTATTCGCATACAACGTCGTCAAGTATCTTGCGGAAGGTATTGAGCTCATTCCTCAAGTTCCCGTTCAGACCATCTGTGGTCGCTTTGTCCTGGATTTCGTGCTGAGACTTCCTGGTGTTGGAAAAATTGGAATCGAATGTGATGGAAGAGACTTTCATGATGAAAGTCGTGACGAATGGCGAGATGCAATGATTCTTGGCGCTGGATCCGTAGATGCCATCTATCGTTTGCGAGGCTGCGACATCCACCATCACATTGAGGATCTTCTATTTCTGCTATCGAGGCTTGAGCCTTGGGTCATGCCAGAGTGGAGGATTAAATACCTTGAGGTATTAGCAACGCCGGAAGTCAAGTCACGGCTGGTTCAAGGCCTCAGTGATGACATCTATCAGGTTCGCTATCAAACCACCGATCAAGAACGGGGGAGTCTCAGGATGGAGGTCCGCAGAACTTCCGTCCCTCCTGGCCAACGCCGTTTTTGGCAAACCGCATATAACTATGCGCAGTCAGTCGGAGGTGGAGACCTTGATGATGTAATCGCCAGCTACCGGCAGGGGAGCATATGAGCAGCTTCATTGATGATACGTTGATCATGTTGGAAGATGTAGGGATATCCATCCGATACCCGGAAATCCGTTCCGTAGTGTTGATGGAAGACGGAAGAAGTGAAACTTGCATGAGATCTTCCGTCCTGAGTGGGGTGCGGGTCAGTATTGAACAAAACCCTAAAATAAAGTTCATGATGATTTTTTCATTGTTGGACTTTTATGTGGATTCCTCCTATCCAAATATGGAGGGAAAGTCTTATAAAAGGAAATATGAGAGCCTCCCTGTTCATGGAGATTTTGAACTGATTTTTCCGGAATTATGTAGCAACCGCACAATGACAGCACCATCCGCCTGACCTCAAAATCCCTTTGTATTCACAAAACACGAAGGGATTTTATATGGCTGAATCGCACGTTGTCTCGGGTTTGATCGCCAAGCGCGCAGAAATGGCCGGGCTGATCGACCACCACAAGAAAGAGCTTTCCCGGATTGCCGGGGATCTAGCCCATGTTGACGCCACGATCAAGCTATTTGCCCCGGAAATCAACCTGCGCACGATGCACGTCAAGGCTCACCGGCAGCGTAACCAGTTCTTCCGCCCTGGTGAATGTCAGCGGCTTGTCCTCGAAGACTTCCGGGCTGCCGATGGCGCGGCGCTGTCCAGCCGGCAGATTGCCGATCAACTCGCCTCCAAGAAGGGGCTGGGGGCCGACATGACCGTGCAAATGCAAAAGAACGCACTGGCTGTTCTGCACCGGCTGGAGAAGGTCGGGATGGTCGTACCAGCCGGCCGGGACGGCCAAGCTCAGACCTGGAAGCTGGTTTAG